CATGAATTCCATAGACATCTCCAGCTATCATATTTGTATCACTAATTGCTACATTCCAACTTCCATCTTTTGGAATTCCAATAACTGGAGACCACCCCGAACCTGTATTCGTATATACACCATTAATTCTTGATGCATCTCCAGCTATCATATTTGTATCACTAATTGCTACATTCCAACTTCCTTTTGACGGAATGTCATCTACTTTAAACCATATGCCATAAATATTTGTGTAAACATTGCAATTTAATTCAGAAGGTGCAGAAGTAGATGTTTCTCCGATTATCATATTTGTATTACTGATTGCAGTAATCTGCGCAAAATTGTTTTTAAGACCGTAAATTGGTTCCCATTCACTATTATTAATGTTAGAATAAGCCAAAAGTTTATCAAAATCAATAGTTTGTCCTATATTAAGTTTCCCAATTATGATATTTTCACCACTAATTGAAGGGGAAAAAAAATATACTAAATTGGGCAAATCATCAACTTTAGACCACCCGTTGTTATTTATGTTTGTAAAAACGCCGTAATTGACTTCATCATAAAAACTGGTAACAATCATATTTGTACCACTAATTGCTACATCCCAATGTCCCTGTGACGGAATGATATTAACTTTAGACCAACCACTATTGTTTACATTAGTGTAAACGCCAAAAACCATTTATTTATTGTTTCATTTATGTTCTAAAACAAAATGTTCTCAAAATAAAAAATTTATTTTGAGATGTTTTCTCAAATAAACGCTTTTTTACAAATAGGCATGAACGCATGACACTTTGTGTACTTAAGCGGGGAAAGGGTGTCTGTTTTTTGTTTACAACTCTAAAATTGTTTTCATCTTTATCTATCTTTACATTCATTTTTAAAGTGATATAAAACCATACGCCTATCATATAAATGTCAACTTCAAAATACCTTCCTGAATCAATTCTAAACCTTCTAATTAGTAACGTGTTGACTTGCATTGCCAAGTTGAATGTTGGCTATTGGAATAATGTAAAGACTGGAGATACAATTGCTTTTACAGATGGTAAGAGAGAAGTAAGTGTACGAGTCGACTCTATATCGTTTTTTAACAACTTCGGCGATGCTTGGTTTACTCATGGAGACAAGTTGATTCCTGCATCCTTAGCCAATATTGTTACGGTTGGTGATGCTATCCGATATTACCGCCATCAATATACTCACGAAGATACAATCGCATGTGGAGTTGTAGTTTTTTTATTTCATATCGAAGGTGATGTTAAGTCTTTGTAATTTTATTAATAATTAAAATAAAATTACTATTCTATTATCGGGTCATAGTGACCACCTGTCCAACGCAGTGATACAAAGGGATAATTTATGTTTGAAATAAATTCTATAATTTTGTTATTTGGCATAGAGTACACTTTTATATTTTTTTTAAATAAAGTACAAAATGCCTTGATTTCGGTTGCACCTCCCATAGTTGATGTTTGTCTCATGTTCGACACATATTGTTCAAGACATATATTAGATTCATATTTGATTACATCTTCGGATGAAAGGTCATCGGTCAATTTTTCGTTTCGAGACAAAAAGTCGCAAATTAAACTTCGCATTTCAAATGAAGATATGACTGGAATAAATCTACTTAGACTATCAAAGAGACAACTCATTTACTATAGTATCATTTCGTTATTAATACATAAAATTAATAACCATTAGGACAACACGTAAATCTTTTGATAGGAAATTGTAAACAAAACTTGCTCCCAACGAAAAAGTGCGTTGCGGGGAATACCATAATAAGTCACACTTGTTCCATCTTCCGACCGCTCATGACGATAATAGTATGTGTTATGATAATTTTGGAGGAACAAGTCAACACACTCTGCTTGATGGTCAATTGCATCTTGCTCAGAATGTGTGTATCCAATGATCTCATCGTCAACTCGTACAATATATGTATCATCACCTTCATCTTCATCACACTCATCTTCATCACCTTCATCTTCATCACACTCATCTTCATCCTCGTACTCAAACTCTATATCTTCGGGAACAATATCACCCGAAAACTCCTCTGGAAAGTCAATGTCAACTCCAGCATTCTTCATTACAGTCAGCGAGGTCTTAAGAAAATACAAAACATCCTTTAAAGAAGAAGTGAGACTCTCGACAACATCAACATTCTTAATGTCATTCTCAATTGACTGAGAATCAAGGGATGTGCGAGTCGATTGAAGTAGTGATGAAAGCTCCTTCAACTGAGTAGTAATAGAAGTAGTACCTTTATTAATATTGATTTCTTGGCTTGTATTGTCAGACATAGCTTTATTAAGAACAGTTTTCGCTTTAAAATAGTAAATCAAATAGAGTACTTGTGTTAGCAAGATTGTGCATGATTTTGAAGACATCTATTTTCTCGTAATAGTCACTCAACTCTTTTCTATCATTTTTTGAAATTTCGAAAACCCCTCTGTAAGAAAATATAGATGAAAGTAAAAACTTTTCTTCTATCAAACTCATATCCACTTTTTCTTGTTCATGTAGCAACTTTGTCATTCTCTTTTTGCTAAGGTAAATTTCATCATCCATTTGAACTGGATGAATGTCTATATTTTCGCTTTTCTTTGCCGAGAGTAAATAATTTCTAAAGTCACCTTCGAGCATCGGATCATTTAGTTGTTGGAAAAAGTAATAGACAAATAACTTGTTTTTGAACAACAATGTCGGCAACTTTTTTGCTTTTTGCTGAACCGGTCTATTCCAATTGGGTTCCTGAATGCTAAAAGCATTATGATGAAACTGCTGCATGTACTGAAGAAAATTGAGGTTGTTTTTGCTGTCATCCATGTTTAGGCATGTCAGGATTGAAAACGAGGAATGTGTTGCAATAAAGTGCCTCATCTTTGTAAATGAATGAAACTTTTGCGGCATAATTGTAGGCTGACAAAAAAAATTTACAAGATTTATAAGAAATTGTTCTTCTTTTGGTTTCAAAAAAGATTTTTCTCCTTTTCGAACGCATACTAGACTTGAAATAGACGAAAAAGACAACATAAGTATATCTCGAAGTGACTGCATCTTGAATGGGTTGATAAACCCATGATGTCGATTATCAGCAACAATGTGCGATTTTCCATAATCGATAATCACAGGATACAGACGCGTTGGCCGAAGTCGATATACCTTGTCAAAAATATTATATTCTGGTTCAAATGTGTCTTTTCGTTTTTGAATAATAACATTCCAAGGCATGAGGTCGTTGTGAACAAAACCAGATTTGTTTTGTGCAATGTGGAGAGCCAGTGCAATTTGTGACAATATTGAAACAAATTCTGTTTCGTTGTATTCTTTTTTGAACCAGTCCAAAAGTGTCATGCCATCGATTTTATCCATAATGACACCGCCGTCCTTATCGATGCCGTGTATGTTGACAAAGTTAGGAATGTCTTTCAAACCGCCTTGTACAAAAACAAAAACATCTCTCAAAAGTTCTGCCTTCTTTTCTTTGCTGTATTTGATAATATATCCATCACAACTGTAAATCTCAGTGTTTTTTGTAGTTGTTATCAACCTTTTCTTCTCAAATGGATGCTTGAAAATGCAATTTTTCTTTACCCAGTCGCATTCTTGTTCATGAAGAAGATGAACAGGTTTTTTTTCTGGATATAACAATTCTCCGACTGCTTTTTTCGTCTGAGAAAGCAAAGATTGCAGATAATCCAAAATTCCGTTTTTGTTCAAGTACTTTTCAAAAAAAATTTTGGCATTATAGGCAATGTCTTTGCATTTTCCGTCATTTTCTCGACACCACTTGATCTTATCCATGAGATCTGATAGATCTTTTTTCACCGGAACATAATGTTCATATGGTTTTAGAAGGTGAAAGAACCAAAGTTTGTACTCTGATTCAACCAAAAGAATTGTCGACCCCATCGATAATTCAAGGGATAGCCGAAATGCACATACGTGCCCTTCGATATGAAGGATATATCGATATTTGCACTGTTCTTCTGGCGAAAGTTTTGAAACTAAACTAAAAGGCAAATTTGAGATTTCAATTGTTTGCAAATACTTTTCGCCTTTTAGTTTTCGAGGTCTTAAATTCCAATCTGTTATGCCTGCATCTAAATAAGGAATCCCCAGACAATCGCGTTCGTTTAAAGATGAAATGTACGCGGCTTTTAACCGAGGATTGGTATCAATTGTTGTTCCTGCACCAGTCGAACCTCCTCGAAAAATTGCAGTTGGTTTTCTGTCTTCCCAAGGAACAGAAAAATTACCAGAATATTGACGGTTCTGTGTTTTTGAGAAAAAAGCACCTTCATATAATTTGACACGGGCCCAATCATCAATCGTTGGTATTGGCAAATCTGCAAAATTTTTTTTTGATACTGAAGACAAAATTGGAGCATATTTTTCATAGTTGTGTGATAGAAGTGGAACATTATCTGAATCAAACATGTGTTCGTATGGCTCCGTTCCATCTCTTTTCAGCAAAGGAAAATCTCGTCTGTTTACAAAAAACTCCAAATCTGGAACGTGCCGATTCTGACAAAGTTCTTCAAGCATGTTTTTCATGTGCGATGTTCCAGTGTCTCCTTCTGAAAGAGGAAATTCATAACGAATAAGGCAGTTGTTTGCATACCATTCATCTGTAAATTTGTTAACACGATGTTCATTAAAATGTCGGCCTTCCATTTCGTTGATGTGTTTGAGAAATTCGATTGTATCTTTGTACTTTGGGTGAACTCTAATTTTTTCGCTCCATTCGTTGACAAATTTTGCCTTTGAGAAAGGCAAAAATGAGGCGATTTTGTTGTCTTTGATTCTCACGTATATGCCTTTCTTTAACTTGTGAAAAATGTACGCAAACGTATTCGTTATAGAATCAGCTTCTGCCGAAACATATCCATTCCAAATGTCGAACTGAAATTCAGTTTGACATTTGACTTCATCTTTTGGTGTCCTTGAGTTGCTCCAGTCACGAGCTTTGTCAAATTGCTCTTCATCTCCCGCTGTGAAATATGTTTGACAAAAATTTCGATATCTTGAGTTCGAATTCTTGTATTCTCGTGAAGCTTTGTCGCAATCCTCTTTTGAGAGGTAATAATCAGTGTTGGTCATCTTTACTCTTTTAAAAAAAATTAAAATAAAATCAGTTTACAAGCATAGTGGCGATTTTAGTTAATGTGTTTAGAAATAAACACATTAAGGTCTGAATGAGGTCTTGTCTCTATTTTTTTGAAGCAATGAAAAGAAGGTATAATTGGGGAATGAAAACAATTAAGACAAACCAAACTTTTTGGAGAGTAAATATTATAGGCATGATTGGTTTATTTACAAAGAAAATTAAGATAGTCATGATTTAGAGATTCGTTTAGTAAAGTATGCAATTCAGGCTTCTTCCTGGAGTACAAGAATTTGTGTAACAATTTCAGGGCAAAGACCTTATAATTTGAGCCATTACTTCAGGACTCACTTGATCATATCTTTCCAAATTTTGAATAATCCATTCTAAACCCTTCAAATAATGTTCCTTTTCTAAAAAGTAAAATACATTATTTCGAGTTATTCTACCTTTTACGCAATTAAAAATCAATCTCTCATTTTTCATTAAAAAATCATAACCTTTTGGGCCGTAGAAATAGTCCTTAAAAGAAAATCTGAAATAGAAATTAGCAGTCTCGTCTACTTTTCCAACTTCAAAAAAACAAGACAAATATAACAAATCTACTTTTTTGATATTAAATGACTGTGAAAAACATTTCAAGGTACGCATAAATAAATCTAAAATGTCATATATTTCATTCCAAGTACTTTGGTCCTTTTTGCCAATATGGTCCTTTTTGCCTAACAATTCTTTGTTAAATAGATCTTTTACTGCCTGTAAAGTATTTGCTTTAGTTTCATCAAAAATAAAAGGGTTATCATTTGGAGTTACTGTCAAGGTGCCGTCTACATAATTTGATTTTCCCAACATTATCGGATTAGATAGCAGTTCAAGTAAATTAAAACTTCTCTCTGTTGGATCGGGATTCATTAATTTCATTAACATATTAATACCAGGCTCTCTTAGTTCTTCAGAAACGTTTTGAAGATAATCTGAAATAAATGCCTTTCTATCCTGGAGAAATTCAACAGGCGGTGGCTGTCTATGCTTACCGTATTCAATTATGGGTTTACCTGTTAAGATTTCTCCAATCGTCCAGCCAAGAGCCCATTTGTCTTCTTGAATTCCATTTGATTCTCTACTGCACAGTTCATCATATTCTTTGATGCCATAACGTAATGATGGATTTTCTCTATACGACAATTGAGGGCTTGCAAAAGTCTGACAATTACTCGGACGTGGAATATTGACTCTATTTGCTAAACCAAAATCAGCCAAGACTATTCTGTCGTCTTCAATTAGAAGAACATTTTCCGGTTTAATATCACAGTGATAGAATCCATTTTTATGGAGAAAAAATACAGCCGATACTAATTGATAGATCCAAAGTTTTGTTAACTCTACATTGGGACGAAACATATCGATGGAGCCCTTTGCTAAAGGTAGTATCATGAAGAGCCCTTCACCCGAATTTAAAATTCCAGAATCAATGAGAGAAATGATGTTTGGATGCTGGAACTTATTTAACATATCTACTTCTCGTAATTCTTGGAGTCCGTAATCATTTGTCTTCATTGTAATTAACTTGTTTCAAAGCGTAATTTTCTCCATCTTTTTTGCTTAAAACTTTAAAAACCTTTCCAAAACTTCCTTCGCCAAGTTTTTCTAAAACAGTATAATCATCTTCCATTTATTCTAAAAAAAATTATTCTCTTTTTCTTTCCGCTTGTATATCTATCTTCTGTTATATGCACTATATCAGGCCTCTTTTTCCTCATAATGGAAAGTATACTTTGGTCATGTCTATTGTCTAAAAATTCTTCAAAAATCAAGAGATAGTGAAGGCGAATCATCTAAAAATTCTTGATGGCCTTTCATTACATTTAAACATTGCTTAAAAAATTTTGGTTTCCATACGTCTTGGTAAACAACCAATGTGTTATTCAGTTCTTGACGAGCAAAGCTTTTATTTTCTCTTTTAATATTCGTCATCTGAAATGCCAACCGGCGTTCTCGATGAAAGGCAAATTCGGCTGATAACAAGTTTTAATAAAAATTTTTTGACCTCTTTCAAAAAATTTTTATAATAAATGATTACCAGAAGCATGGCAAAAAAAGCTGAACTTGAAGCAATTTTTAAAAACAAATGCCCCTTTATGTATGAAAAAGGAAAATTAATACCTTTAGATGAGCTAAAAGAAAAAATATTTTTTTAATACCAGACAGAAAAGGAAGGCCAATGTACTACATACTCGACCCAAGAACCGGCGCACTTAAATTTATAAGTTATCAAAAGATTATTAACATATGCACTACAAGTGACCCTGAAAAACGACAAGCGCTTGTCAACAAGTGTCTTGATAGAGCATTGATAAGGCGTTTTTCGGATGACATTGGATATATAAAAGAATTTTTAAATTACTATGAAAAAATAAATAGAGAAAACGAAGTGAGAACAGCTAATGGGGAACCGATTGACATATCCAAAGGCGTAATAAAACCATTTATCTTAGATTTCTTAGAACAACTCAGTCTATATACTAAAATGACATTCACTGATTTTATCGATATAATGGGCGGTGCGTATGTAATTTTAAAAGGAGATAAAGGAAGAATTTTTAGAAAATTTAAAGCCTATCATCAGTATAAATACGAAATTAATGTACCAACCCTTGTATATCAACCAGTTACTTATAATGTTTTGGGATATAAACTTCCTCTTGAGTACCCATACTTTAAGAAAAAGGATATGGTACCAATGTCTTCTCATGATAGATACATGTCTAATGCGTTTCGCATGGGGGCAGGTGAGTTAGTCCTGTGCGACATGGAAGGCATGTACAAAACGTCAAAAGCGATAAAAAATCCGAAGTTTGACATTCTAGTTGGATTAAGTACTGTAGATAAATATAAGGGGGATACAGCTTTTCAAATGGAAAGCTGTAGAATGGATAGTGGTTATAACTTTCTAGTACATGGCGCGGTATTTTTTGAGTATTTATTAGTTCGAAAAAATGTAGGTGCTTTCAAGTATTCTGTACATAATGATCGAAATCCATTGATAATCGAAACGTGCAGTGGTGATGTGTGTCCACGATTTGTTAAAGAACACGCTGATATTAATGTAAAAGGGCTACTTAATTCACTTATTTTTTAAGACGTCTTACAGGTTGCCATTTTAGATATTTGATAACACTTCTCTGGTGCAGGCCTGTATTTGGAGATAAAACCCGGACACGAAATTATGTCGCCAAACATGGTTTCAAGAAAACCCGCGCAGTTTGTGTACGCTTTACTTGTACCCAAAGACCATGCGCAATACATAAGATCTTCAAATTTGATAAAATATGAGAGATAATATTTGTTTAACACAGGATTAATTGGTAATTTTTCAACTGCAATTTGAAGCAAATTTCCATCAGGATTAGAAATTTTTCTCATTTTTTCTTTTAAAATAATTACATCTTTTTCTCTCAAAATGGAAGATGCAATTAAATTGATGTAATTATTACCTGGTTTTTGCAACTGCTGCAGCAATCTATGTTCAAAAATATAATCTGGTGAATATATAACTCCTTCTCTTGCTTTTGAGTCAACATGTTTAATGTCTGCATAATAAAGCACGTTTTCTATCGCATAGCTCCGTAATTTGTCGAGTTGCGTTTGATCCAGTGGACTTCCTGAATATCCGTAACCAAAAGAAAACTGCGTTCCGTTTGCAGTGATAATGTGACCGACAATATGGTCGGGACCGTCTCTATTTAAAGTTTGCCAAATATACAAGTGATCTCCTGGTTGTATGAGTTCATATAACCGGGTAAATTCTGATGGAGATTTCAATTCAAATAACCCATTCGTAAAAGAAAAATAATTTTCTTCTGTTATTCGAGTACTGCCCACTTTTATAGCATTTCCTTCTACACTAACTGCTGCGTTAGGATTTGAAACATTTTTTATATCCAATTTTTGTTTCAATTTTTTATTGGAGACTACGGCTTCAAGTATCTCGTAATCATGAGGTGAAGAAACCGATTGTAGTTTGCTTAGTTTTTTTTTGAATAACATTAAGCACGCTTTTTTACATTCCTCAAGAACTGCGTCTGTCATTTATATTTAAAAATTTTTTGTTTTATAATTTAAATTTCATTATAGTTTATTTATGCTTTAATGTATTTCCGCTGGATTCTATCAGTTCTTCATCTGTAACATACCCATTTATATTTTCTACAACTGCAACAAAAGCAACGTCCAAACAATGTAAACATGAATACCTAACACGCCTTTGCCATTTTTTTTCTAAGTATTCTACCTTATCTTTAAGAGAAATTTTTTTCATTTATTACTATTCCTGTATATTACCCATTTCTTTTTATAAACCCGTGAAAAGGGTTTATAAAAAATTAGCTGCTAAGCAGTTTGACTGGGCCTGTCAAATATGTAGTTTTTATATCTTTTGAGAGAAACCTTAAACTCGAGTCATTGACCAAAAGTAAAAGGAAGAAAGAGACCGATTTTACCAGTAACTTAAAAAACTACCAATTTCTCAAAAGTAGCAGTGAAATTTAGCTAGCTTTATAATTAGCTATTACCAGGGAAAACCACGAGGAGGTAAACACTGCTAAATGTCAATTGTTGTTTAGTAAACGTCTTCACTAATCATTATTGAACTTTCCCCAAGGTCCCACCGAGATTTGAACTCGGGTTCTCAGATTCAAAGTCTGATGTGCTAGCCGCTACACTATGGAACCATTTCTCAGCTGCCGGGATCGAACCAGCGACATCGGGATAACTTTTTGAAAACATACTACAGTCCCACGCTCTACCAACTGAGCTAAGCTGAGGTTTGCAGAAACTTTGAATTACCCAGGAATCGCCACGAGGAGGCGTTCTGCAAAAATTCCCATTATTACCGTTCTTTCTAAGAGGAATCGAACCTCTCAACGACGTGTAGGTTGCCGCCATTTCACCGAAAAAAAGAACACGGATACGATATAGACTACTTAGCGTTACCCGGGAATTGCCACGAGGAGGCGGTCTATAAAAAATTCCCATTGCATGGAGTGGGATTTGAACCCACGAGGTCTTACGACCAGAAGATCTTAAGTCTTCCGCCTTAACCAAGCTCGGCCATCCATGCTTCTTACTTATAATGTATATCTTTTTAAGCTGGCTTTATAAGACAAATCTTAAAGAACACTACAAATTTATAATTTACTTTACAACGCTTCATACATCGCTTTCACTTTTTCCCAACTCCGCTCCATCATGCGCTTTCCACACTCTCGGTTGAGGTCGTAGCAGATAGGAATCCACCACGACCCGATTTTGTTTGCGGCTCGAATTTCTGCTTTGTTTCGCAAAGAGATGTAACTCATTATTGTATGTCTGTCTTCGTCACTGAAAACTGAAATATGAGTATTAGCGCCGTTTTCAACAAGGAGTTTCACAACTTCAAACTCCCTATTAAAAAAAGCCCGTGAAATGGCAAAATTGTCACCCGTCCCAAAATCATCACCATTACGCCAGTTAACATCTGCCCCTTTTTCTATAAAAAACTTGACGATGTTGTAAAGACCGTATTCCGAAGCCCAATGAAGAGCAACATTCATAAATTTTGCACCATTTTCATGTAGAAATTTAACCATTTCCAAATTATTACTTTTGGCCGCATAACAAATGGCATAGTCATTTTGTGCGTGAATATCTGCACCATTTTGGACAAGGAGTTTTACAATTTGCAAATGTCCATTACGAGCGGCATGACAAATGGCATAGTCATTTTGTGAGTGGATATCTGCGCCATTTTGGATGAGGAGTTTTACGATTTCCAAATGTCCATTACGAGCGGCATTACGAATGGCAAAGTTATCGTAAATATGAATGTCGGCACCCTTTTCAATTAGGAGTTGCACAATTTCAAGGTATCCGAATCGAGATGCAAAGCCAACCGCACATCCCCAGTCATCATGTACATTGACATTGACACCTTTTTTGATGAGAAACTGAACTACATCGAGATGCCCAAATTCACAAGCACGAAAGAATGCATAGTCGTTGGATGCGCGGACATCGGCCCCTCTTTCGACAAGAAACTTAACCACATCGAGGTGACCATTTTTTGCAGCAAACTGCAACGGGCAATCTTTCCGAATACGCATATCGGCTCCTTTTTCGACAAGATATTTTAAAACATCGAGATGTCCGTTCATACAAGCTATTTCAACAAGTGAATATCCCAGTTGGTAATTAGCATCGCAGCCGCAGTTTTCTATGAGGTACTTGAGCATCTCCAAATCCCCGTATTCACATGCACGTAATAAAGACATATTCAAAGATATTTAATTTGTACAAAATATCTCTTAAAAATCAATTCCTTTCCAAGTACATCTCTTCCACTCGCTTCCAACTCCTCTCCATCATCCGCTTTCCACACTCTCTATTTAAATTATAACAGATAGGAATCCACCAAGAGCCGATTTTGTTTGCTGCGCTAATAAGCTTTTTCGTTTCCATCTTTCTACAAAAAGACAAATATTTCTTAGCCCCTTCAGAAACTAAACTTTCATCCGCCCCGTTTTCGATAAGAAACTTTATAATCTCAAAATGTTCGTGAGAACCGAAAAGTAAAATTATTGATATTATATTACGTTTTACGCTGGCTCCACGACTTACAAGAAGTTTGACCACTTCTAGATGCCCACGTGAACAAGCCGTATCAAACGCAATATCAAATGCCATACGGTCGTTTGCTCCTTTTTCGATGAGAAACTTTACCACTTCGATATGACCATTTTGACAAGCACAACGTAAAGGATAATCCTCCAGCACAGAAATATCTGCTCCTCTTTCATACAGAAACTTTGCGATTTGGATATGCCCATTTTCACAAGCTATGCGAAATGCATGATCATCGCATGCATGAATATAAGCTCCTTTTTCGAGAAGAAACTTTGCGATTTCGAGATGCCCGTTTCCACAAGCAAGCCGAAATGGTAAGTCATCAAAGGAGTGAATGTCAACTCCTTTCTCGCAAAGAGATTTTACCAAATCTAAATTTCCATCCAAACACGCATTTTCC